CATGCACTATCATTAGGTAGCATATCATCAAAGGTCTCCCAGGGAGTCTTCATGATATCATTGATCAAGTAAGATCTAAATCCTGTGCAATCAATGAATAGATCTGCTTTCAACGTTGAATCATTGTCGAGATGTAAACTCTCTATGTTGCCAGACTCATCTAGGTCGGCATTAATAACATCTGCTTCAATGTGCTCTACATTCTGACATAGATTATTCTTTAACCAAGTTGCAAACTTAGTAGCATCGAAGTGGAAACCTGTATCTCTCTTCAGAACAAATCTATCAAAGTCTTGGGTTGGTATTCTACCCTCATTAACTGCTTTCATTTGTGGAGCATACCAATCAGCATAATCACTCACAGACAATCCTGGAGTAATTGCTTTGTGTATGAACCACGCAGTCGGATTTTTCCTTGTGTCTTGTGTTGTAAATGGATAGTGAAAAGGATCTTCTTCGTTGAAGTTTTCAAACCTTACACTAAATTTATATGTGGCATCACATTCTTCCATCCATGAATCATCAAGATCAATAAAGTTCAACCACTTTCTAAAAAACTGAGTGGTAGATTCACCAACACCGATGGTAGCAATAGATGGAGACTCGACAAGAGTAATTCGTTTATCAGGAAAAACTCTTGAGAAAGTTGCCGCAGACATCCATCCAGCAGTGCCACCACCGACAATGCATATTGAATTGACTTTCATAATATAGAGATGTTATCAGTTGTCGTTAGGGAATTCGGGGGGAATCAAATCAGAATTGGGTAGATAGTTCCACGAAGGATCTTCGGTTCCATGAATTTTTATTCTAACTTTTCCTTCAAAGTTAGATGCGTTTGCTTCGTATGAACGCTGTGATTCGATTTCTGCCTTTACTCTATCTACATTGGCAACCCATTCTCCATCAGACAAATGTCCTGATTTAATATCTTTAAAGAGTAGATCAAGTTGATCGCCAATGTCTCCATAGGCAATCTTTCTTTTCATGTTTTGATCGTAGTCAACTTTCTTTTCTGGAGAAACCCACTGTCCCTCAGAAAGATGCCAGAGAGCAGTTACTTCGTCATCAGGACAAAGCACCCACTTAAGGGTAGCATCTTCTCCGTTATAAACAGGGAACTCGGAACCAACTTCAACGACTTCGCTGATTAGTCCTCTGTAATCTACTAATACTCTTTTCATTTTTAAAAAATTTTTCTCTTTAATATTTAGGAATATTCGTATACAATAACAACACCATCTTTTCCAGTAGCACCATGACTGTAGTAATGATAACCACCTGATCCGCCACCACCAGCAGCAACTAGTTCTCTATTATTGTAAGCATAGTAACCACCTTGTGGGTGTCCAGCAGCACCACCGCCACCGAAGAAAGAGTCTCCTCCGCCAAATCTTCCATAATATGAGTGACCAGCACCGCCACCTCCATAGATATTTAGATCACCACCAGAACCTAGTCCAGGAAGACCACCACAGTGTTGGTGTGCGCTATTGCCACCACCACCTCCAGTAGCAGACATAAAGGAACCAAATGAAGATGTTCCACCAGCACCTGCTCTACCTGAGTATGATGTATATGCAGATGAACCTTGACCAACAGTAACAGTTACACTACTAGTTCCAGTAACATCAATTAGTTTTTCTGAAAATCCTCCAGCAGCACCAGATTCTCCATAACTAGAAGCCGCACCACCACCACCAACAATTTGGACAAGAACTTTTGAAATACCTGATGGTCTATTCCAAGTTCCACTGGAAGTAAACGTTTGAATACTTCTGGGACCAGAAGTTGAGAAGTCTAGACTTCCACTACTATTAACATAGAGTGCTTGACCTTGATTACTTCCAGTCGGAGTTGGAGGTAAAGTGTCGCCATTAATTAAAATGCCATCGACAGATATACTATAACCTGAAGGAATATTAACGACACCACCTTGTGCCGCTTCGATATTATTTACTGATAGAGTGCTCATTTTATTTAAATTCGTATACTACTACAACGCCACTTTTGCCTTTGGCACCTTGTGTGGATGTATGATAACCAGGACCGCCACCTACGCCAAAAGCAGCAGAGTCAGAATTATTGTGTGCATATTGTCCACCTTGTGGGTGACCAACTGCCCCAGATCCACCAAAAAATGATGTCCCTCCATCCCCACAACCATAGTAAGAATGTCCATTTCCGCCACCACCATAGAGGTTAACGTCTCCTCCAGAACCTAGTCCAGGAAGACCACCGCAGTGCTGGTGTGATGTGTTTGCTCCATTACCACCAGTTGCCGATAAATACGATCCAAATGATGTTGTTCCACCATTACCTGATCTTCCCGAATATGTGGTAGAAGAAGATGAACCTGCCCCAATAGTTACTGATACACTACTGATAGAAGTTACATCAAGTAACCTTTCTGAATATCCACCAGCAGCACCAGATTCTCCAACACCTGAACCTGCTCCACCACCTCCTACAAGTCTTACCATAATTTTGGTAACACCAGATGGTCTAGACCAAGTTCCGCTGGAAGTAAATGTTCTGATAGCAACTGGACCTACAGACTCCCATCCAATGGAAGAACCATTACTTGACTTTAGAAATTTTCCTGAATTAGCAGTTCCTGCTGTTGGAGGCAAAGCATTTGAATTGATTGGAGTGGTATCCAAAACCAATTCATGACCCGAAGGAATACTAATAGTGTTGCCTGTTTGTGACCTAAGCTCGTTTACTCTTAATACTGACATTTATCTATACTCCATGATTACGATGATACCTGTTTTCCCAAGTCCTCCTGAGTATGATCTATAATGCTCTCCTGCACCACCACCACCAGGAGCAGAATTTTGAGAGTGGTTGAATGCATACGCTCCACCTTGTGGGTGTCCAGCAGCACCACCGCCACCAAAGTAACTAGATCCGCCTCTATGATTATATGTGACGTGACCGCCAGCACCACCACCATAAAGGTTTACTGATCCTCCAGATCCAAGTCCACCATGACCACCACAGTGTTGGTTTACACTGTTGGCACCTCTTCCCCCAGTTGCGGACATCAAACTTCCGAATGATGTTGTTCCACCATTACCACTAGATCCAGAATAATATGTTGCAGTTCCAGAACTTCCTACAGTGATTGATATTGTTGATCCAACACCGCCCAATTGCTGAACAGTAAAGAATCCCTCAGCATAACCACCAGCTCCTCCAGACTCTCCATGTCCAGACCCACCTCCACCAGCTCCACACAATTTAACGTGAACCATCGAAACATTACTAGGAACTACGTAACTTGAGTTACTTTGAAACTGAATAATTCTTACAGCACCATAGTCACCAAACTCATAGTTAGTTCCATTAGAAAATACCATCTTACCTGCTTGGGGTGTAGGTAAGATAGTGTTTGAACTTAGTTGCGTTCCAGCAAATGACAGTGCATTGCCAGCTGGTATAGTTACAACAGTTCCAGTTGATGACTGGATGTTATTGACGTATAGTGAACTCATATTTAGACAACCGACCAGGAAGAACCGTTTGGAATAACGACGACTACACCGTTATTTATAGTTAGAGGACCTGCACTCATAGCATTTGTTGCTGAAGGAACTGTGATATTTTCGTTGACTGAATTACGGTTTGTTTTAAAAACACCATAAGTATCAATATACTGAGGATCTGCGTTTGCATATACAACACTAGTGTTTACACCAGAACTGAAAGTAGAACCTCCAACATTAACGGAACCGTCATTGACTTGAGATCCAGATACAACTAGAGGAGCAGTCTCTAAGGTATAAACTGGGTCAGATTTGCCAACACCAACTTTAGACAGTCTCCAGATGTTATTAGTAGTCTTATTCAGTGTCCATCTTGAAGTAACAAACTCTTCATTGTTTTGGAAGAGTTGACCATTGAAGTTCAGGTCACCTTGAATATTCAGTTGATAGTTTCTAGATACAGGTGTTGATTCTGATGTATCAGTTCCACTAAAGTTTTTGGTATTAATTGCAACTCTATTAGTAGAACCTTGAATGAACAGTGCAGGAGTAGCGTTCCATGACTGACCACCATCTTGGGTGCTTGCAGTAATTTCAAATGCATTATTTTCTAACAGTTGGTTGCCAATTCGGAAGTTACGGAAACCAGAGGCACCTAGGAAGTATGCAGGAGCTCCTGCATTAGCAGAAGCATCTTGAATTGACAGAGAAGACTTAGCATATACATCTTTGATATATGCATTTCTCCATCTGTTATTGGTAGCATTCAGACCCAAATCTTGAGTAGACAGGAGAGGATAAAGATCACCTGAAGGATCAAGAGTCAACTTATTGCTAGTAGTTCCACTCTCAGAAGTTCCCCAAGTGATTGAAGTGTTTCCACTATTGGACTTCGATATTTGATAAGCGACACCGTTAGTGGTATCGTATACAATACCGAAACCATTAGTAGTTCCAATCGAATTAGAACCACTTCCAGAAGCAATGGAGAAGGAACCACCAACCACAGATAGTTTATCTGATGGGACAAGAGTTCCGATACCAACTTCTTCTTCGGATTCATCTACAAATAATACATTAGTTCCGATAGTAAGATCGTTATCCATGGTAACGTCACCAGTCAAACCAGTGATTCCCTGAACTGATAGACCAGAACCAGCACCTGTAATATCCAAGGTGCCAGTCATTGTATCACCAGATTTCAATACGTTCAGTGACGAAGCACCAACGATACCATCAAATCCTGCTTTGACTGTAATTTGATTAGCAGAGAAGTCACCCGATCCATCACGCATTACTGCGCTTCTTAGTGTTGGAAGACCAAGACCATCGTAGGTAGTAACAATATTGGTGTCATTAAATGCAACGTTACCTTCATTCCAAATAATGTTTCCTTTGACAGTGAATCCATCAGAATCAACAACTTGAACATTTAGTGTTCCAGAACCATCAACTCCTGTTCCTCCAGTTGCAACAATAGATGAGTTGTAATTTGCAGCAAGTTGAGAAGAACTGAAGTAAATGCCAGGGTTAGATGCATTACCATCTGTTCTACCTAGGCGTAGATTAGCAGTTCCTCCATCGGATTCTAGAATAGCAATATCAATATTGTTATCATCTGCAATCGTAAAGTCTTGGAACTCAACTCTATTACTTGCTGTTCCAATTGTCAGAGCACCCGTAAATCCACCAGAGATCAGTCTTGCTTGGATAATTGTATAATCGTTAAAGTTATCTGAAGTATCATCGTTGATAATCAAGTTATCAATTTCAAGATCACCAATTGCCTGTGAGTTGGCATTATAAACTTTAACCGCATTACCAGGAGTGAATGGGTTAGGTGTAGGTAGAGTTGATAGAATTCTGCCTGAAACGTAAATGTTATACTTAGGATCACCATTGAAAGACTTAACCTTCAGGGTATTTCTGAAAGAAGTTGCTGCTTGGAATGTAGGTAATCTATTTGCAGAAACTGTTCCATAGTTAATGTTTAGAGCATTTTGATACCATGTTCCTTGCTTATTATCAAGGCGGTCAGCATCAAGACCTGTATCAATACCATCGTTTTCTGATGTCCAGATTTTAGCCCATGTTCCAAATGTAGCAACACCAGTTCCAGAACCACGCAACCACATGTTGTCGTTGTCTGTGAACGCCAACTGTCTAATGCCACCATATGTAGCGTCAGGACCAGATCTTAGGGTCAGAACCATATGCTTGGTTCCGCCATCAACTAATTGGTCGGCGTTGTTATTCTTGGTATCAGAAATAATACCTGTGCTGAACGTATTTGGAGATGGGTTAGAGGAGGGGTTGTTAATACCACTCAGCAGTCTGATAGTATTCTGCGACTGACCAGTAATATTAATATTATAACTTCCTGCTAATCTATCAGAATCAAGTGTTCCTGAAGTCAAACTACCTGCGTTCTGATAGAAAGAACCTTGCTTACCATCCAGCAAGTCAGCATCTAGTCCAGAGTCAATACTGTTGGCAGCAGTCTTCAGTCTGATGGAACCTTCTCCACCAACGTTAATAAAGAACTGTGCCTTATCGAATCTAGCAACACCAACTGTTCCGTATTCTGGGTCAACAGAACCTTCTTGAACTCTATCAATATCAACAGTAACGTTTGCATACTGTCTATTAATAGTAGATCTCTTACATCTAAGATCAAGACCAGTTCCACTTCCTAGGACAGTTGGAGCAAGATTAGTAGAGAAGTCTTGAGTATAATTAGAACCACCACTAGTGATTAGAACATCAACAACTTGATTGTTTTCTACAATATAAGTTGCCTTTAACCCTTGACCATTGCCACCGACAACATTCTGGTTGAAATATTCTCCATTGGTAAATCCATTACCACCATCGGCAATAATGATTTCTTCAATAAAGTTACCTTCGGTAAATGTAGAGTCAAATCTGATTGGAGATGTTGCTCTTCTAAACTCAATAATTGTTCCAGCTGGAATTGTTGAGGTTAGTGCTTTTTCTTGAGCAAATCCAATCGTAGTCAGACCACTTTCTGTAGTTACAGATTGAATAATAGTTTCTGATGGAATTCCAAGAACACTATCAACAATTAGGTGACCCTGCAATGCATTTTGGTTGGTCGCAAAGACCATGTTGATTGAACCAGACTGAGCAGGAACAGTCAGTTTTGCAAAGTATCTTTCTTCTGGAGACTTCAGCGATTGAACTGCCAGAGCATAAGATTGATCACCTCTCAGGAATGTGTAGGAGTTTGCAGCAGTAGAGTTGGTAGCAAGTAGGTCCGTAGCAATAGGACCACCTGTGATGTCTCTAGCATCAACAGTTGAGGTAGATAGTGATACCCAGTTGTTACTATCACCAGCAGAAGTGTTGATAGTTCTTGTTAAGTTAACAGTTTCTGCGGGAAGATCACTAGATTCTATTTGATCAGTATCTGTAATCTTAATAGCGTTAACAATATTACCATACAGTCTGCTCTCGATTAATGCAAGACCAGTTGTTTGTGTTCCGCCTGCAGGAGGAGCAGTGAATGTAACTGTTGGTTGTGTTGTATAACCAAAACCACCAACATATCCATTGAACTCATCAATCGATACTGTAACAACTTGACCGTTTGCAATAGTGCAACTTGCAGATGCACCAATTGCACCTAGTCCTGGGTTGCCGCCAGAAATGGTAAGAGTTGGGGGGATAGTATATCCAGAACCAGGATCAGTAATAACAATCTGATACATGACGCCTTGTCTGTATTCAGTTGATTGAATTTGTCCCTGAGAAATACTTCCCTCAAAAATATCATTGATAGTGAAAGTTAGTGTAGGATCTACAGCAAATCCTAAGAACAAACTATCATTATCATTATTCAGAATGAATGATGTATTATTATCTTGCTGAATTGCGATGTCACCAGCAAGTGCTCCTTCAATGTCGAGTCTTTCAGATAGGTTTGAAACTGTGAAGACTTCAAATGGTCTTAGAGCAGGAATTTGGTCTAGGGAGATCTTACCAGAGTCAGTTAGTTCGACCAGTGCTCTAGGAACAGAGTTGGTAGAGTATTCTTTCTGGATGTATGCACCAAGGTTGTTAGTGATGAAGTCTCTAACTGCCTTCTGGGTTGGGATCTTACTGTCAGAAGAAGATGCACCACCAAGTGTGTTAGAGTCATCGAAACCTGTGACAACAACGTCGCCACCTTTCAGTTTCAAGAATTCAACTTCCGAGATGGTAACCGTTCCAGTAAAGGTGATAGCACCAGTTCTGTTCTCGATCTTAGCAAATGTTCCAACCTTAAAGTCACCAAGTTCGTCAGTTCCAGAAACGTATACACGTCCATAGAATTCAGATACTTGCTCGTTTGCTTCAATTTTAGTTCCACCGTTTTCAGGCAGTGCCAAGTAGTTAGTTCCTGAACCAGCAAATTCCCACGTATGCGAGGAAGAGTTAACAATAGATGGTCTGTGCAGGTTGACAGTTCTGCCACTCAAATTGGCAGCATTAATAGTTGCTCCTGTAGCAATGTCAACCATTTCGACAGGACTACCAGACCCATCGTCAAAAATACATGTAGCAGTGAACGGTGGACCAGCACCGACTTGAGTAATCTCTTCAACGAAGAATTCGGTATCTTCATCAACATTTCTGAGACCATCAATCTTAAGGATGTAATGCTCTAGTGGTTCTCTACCAAGATTCTCGATGGTGAGAATTGTTCTACCTGTAGGAGTCTGAGAAACGTTCGTGACGATAGCACGAATATAAGAACCTGAGGAGAAGTAACCAGCATCAAAAATGTATGGTTCTTCTCTAAATCCAATTGCTCTTAGAGCAAACTGACCGAAGTTTGTAGCGGAGTTGGTAATAGAACAGTAACCACCAGATTCTGCGAGAACACCATCTGCACAGAAAATAACGAAGACAGAAACTAACTGGGTGTAACCATCATTAACAACTCTGTAACCTGTGCCACCGAAGGAGACGATCGTGAATGCTGCCGCAACCATCGACTTACCCTGATTGGGGAAGGATGCTGTTCCGTCTAACTCAAGACCAGGGAAGGGGCAGTTAGGTTGCTTAACCTTATTACCATCAACTTCAGCACCGCCACCACCTAGGAAGGAGATAACAGATGCGTTCTGAGTGTATGGAGATGCTTCAATGATTGGGTAATCATCATAGTCACCACGAACTGCTACGCGCTGGTTGTCAGCATCGTAGATAAACGAATCAGGATATGTAATGATATTTGTTGTATCATACAAAGTTCCTGTATCAATTGCAGTTGCTCCAGGTTGAATAGCAGTGGCTGACTGATCATCATCTGCATACTCTAGAATACCATCAAACAACGCAAATGCTGTGTCAATTGCAGTTGCTACATTAGAACATAGAGGAGTAGTAGGATACAGAAGAATATTCCAATCTTCAGTTTTAGGAATACCAGAATTACTTGTATCAATTGGATTGTATATAATAATAGTGCCATCTGCTAAAGCACTATCAAAAGTATGTGGAACATTACCAGTTCCAGGATCACCTACGTTAACTGTAAGTTCTAAAATACCACCACCAATATTATTGATGTTTAGAATTGCTAGACTATTACCGTAGTTTCTATCTGTAGGAGTAGGACTCGCATGAGTTCCACCAGAACAAGTAAATGTAAGAGCTCCTTCTTTAAATGCGATTCTGTCATTTAAATCTGGAATTGTAGATGGAGTAGGAATTTGAATAACTACTACACCGCTTGCTGGTGTATACACAGCAGTTGTTGGTGTTACTTCTACAACTTCAGAAAGAGTAGAACTAGACCAGTTACGCATTGCTGATTTTGTGTATTCAGCAACTCTTGTATATGCGTATCTAGTTTCTTCTAATTGTGACGCATCAATTCCTGTTAGTGCAGCACCAGTGTAATACAATTCTGCACCACTAACAATTCCACTGTTGCCTCCAAGAGACAAGTCTCTAATTAGACCACCAAGAATCAGACTGATATCTCTACGACATTTTCTTTGGTGTGTATCTGATAGATTTAACGATGGGTATAGAGTTTCTGTATCTGTTAATGCCAGATCTGCAATAAGATCTCTATTTCTTGCAATCAAATATGCAGCATCGAGATTGGTGCCGTTAGTGTTGTTTGTAAGAACATCAGCATAGAGGAAAGATAAAGTTCTAATTGCTGACTCTACATTGGCGCAAGCAATTGTTCCTCCATCTGTAGCAGTTGTGGTTATTACCGTGTCATCAAAATATCTTGGTATCGATGAATATACTGGAGTATATACATCTTCTCCTGGAGTTCTATTACCAATTCTCCAGTTAGACATAGCAAAGATTGCTAACTGTGTAGTATATTCTACTGCACGAACAGTTTGAATAATTTCATTCTCAACATAATCAATTTTAGCTCCAACAATATATTTTTTGGCAGCTTCAATCATATTATGGTTAGAACCAAATTCAAGGTCCCTGATTAAAGCATTGAGGAAGTGAGCAACGTCTTGCTTACATTGAGTATCATCTACAGGAATACTGAAACTTGGATATACTTTTTGTCCATTAGCACAGCTAAGAAGAATATCTGCAAGTTTAACGGTAGCATCATCAGTAATATTATTAATTGGATTTGCTACAGTAACAGTAGCAACACCAGTAACAATGTTATCGTATACAAAATTACTAATAGAATATGTGCTTCCACCGAATTCTACTGTTCCTCCACTCACATATGTGTGGGTATCAGTAGTAGCTCCTAAGTAAATATCAAACGTAGAACCACCTACTTTAATAGCACCTGTTGCTGCTCTTACAAAGGTATGTGCAGACTGTGGAAGATGCTTAATAGAATTTGCAGTTGATCCTTGGAAACTATGGATAGACTGTGGTTCGTGCTTAATAGCACCTAAAGTGGCGCTTACAAACGTATGTGGATATTGCTGACCTACAGGCGATGCACCAACATTAAAAGTGAAAGTGCCATCTTGACGATCAATACCATTACTAGATGCGCTTACAAACGTGTGTGTGCCTTCGTAACTAGAAGCTCCAATATTGACACGGAATTTCTCAGAATCAACTACTGTAATTAACAACCAACGATTAGATGGATAATCATACGAAGGACGAGGATATGATTTCTGAACAGTATTACCGTCAAGATCACATGTAAAGACTAATGATCCATCTTCGATCTTAATAAAATCTCCAGTCGTAAAACCGTGAGATGGAACTGTGATTACTGTATCACCTGTAACTGCATCGTAGTCAACATCTGTTGCTGTATGCTGAGTTGTTCCCACAGCAGTAATAGCAATAGACTTACCACTGAATGGATCACTGTCACGAGGATATGATTGGTTTGATTGATTGTTATCAGAATCACATGTAAACGTAAGTGATTCGTCTGCAAGAACAATACTACGTCCAACTCCAAGACCATGCTGACCAACAGTGACAACCATGTCACCAGTTGCTGGATCGTAAGTGGCATTCGTTGGAGTGAATGTTACGTTAGGACCAGAAACACCAACATACAACGTGATGGTAGTATCGCTAGTATCCGTAATAGGAATAGATCTTCCAGCAAATGGATCGATTCCTGGACGTGGGTATGTCTTGGCGGTATCAAAACCATCCATCTGACATGTGAATGAAATAGAATTGTCGTCAATAACAACACCTTCTCCAATACTCAATCCATGAGTTCCAATGGTGAGAACCATGTCACCCGTAGCTGGATTATAAGTTGCATTGGATGGAGTATATTGTTGATCTGGCCCAGAAGCACCTACATTTACAGTAAATGTATTTGTTGTGCTTGCCGTGATAGGTAGAGTTTTTCCACTTGAATAATGATGAGATTGTGGAGCACTATGCTCAGTCAGGTTGCCATCCATGGCACAAGTGAACACAACCGAATCATCATCGATTCTGACACCATCACCCAAACCAAGACCATGATTAGCAACAGTAAATACTGAATCTCCTGTAGCAGGATTATAACTTACATCTGTAGGAGTAAATTGACTTGATGCAGTTCCTGCAATATTATAGACAGAGTAGTAGGATTTTTTGAACTCGTCGTTGATTCTTCCAACAACTTCATCAGAAATAAAGTCTCTATTATTTCTAATGAATGTTACAGCATCTTGGAACCTTCTATCAACTGGAGTTGCTAGAGGGAATGTGTTTGGCGAGTTGAGAAGCGATAGAGTAACACTTCTTGTCGCAGACTTAACAGTAGCAAACTGACCAGGATCAAAATCATTATTACTGTTTAATCCGAAAGAAGCATCAACTTTTTTGGGAATAACAAAACGTCTTGCACGACCATCAGGATCTTCAATAACCTTATAGATTCTTTGATAACCATTCAAGAATGAAAGATCAGGAGAGACTGTGGGAAGACCTTCAATTAAAATTTCTTCTCCTTCTTTAAAGTCGTGAGTATTTTCTCTACCGACAAGTGCGTTTGTATAGAATACAATTCCACCTAAATCTTCTGCATCTCCAAATACTTCATTTTGGAAACCATCATTAAAAGTTCCCTGTAGAGTAAAATCAAGTCTAGAAATAGGAAGTGGGGTATCAAAATCTTCCGTAGTATAAACTACTTCACCCTCAGCACGGATTGAATTGATACTGGTAGAATCGAATGCACCTTCGTTTACAGATGCAGCGTAAATATCAATGGTTCCTGATAATTCTTCTCTCCACCCAACAGAACCTAGAATGGGAGCAAGAGTTACATAGTAAGCAGGAGCATCGTCATCATCAATTTGCAGAACTTCATAGAAACCATTTCCTACAAGAGCATTCGTTGTTCCATCAAGATATACGTATCCACCTGGAACGATGTTACTGAGAACAGGATTAGTAGACATCACAATTGTGTTGTCTAGAGCATTTGCTCTGGTTGTTCCTGATGAAGTATCTAGAGATACTCCTTGAGTTCCATTAATTAGATATTTAAAACCTTCACCAGATAGGAACGAACCACTAGTAATAACAATGTCAAGTTTACCATTTCGGTATGCATTATTTCCAGTAAGGTCATCAAACCTAACATTAGAAATATCGCCTCTAGCGCCAGTGTTAACACCAACCGCTTCTAGTCCACTAGCGAGTTGAGCAAGACCGCTATTATTTTGAAAATTAATTTGGAATTTTGAAGGTCCGAATACTTGATGACCAGTCGGGAAGTTTACTCCAAAATCTCCATTAGCTTCTTTGTCGATAAGAATTCTTTGCTTATCGTCAAACACCATGGCAAAGTCCCATGTTGCAACGGAGTCTCCGTTAGCATCAACTTTATCTCTATAAGTTACGCCAGTAACATAGTTCTTATCACCAAACTTAAAGATGTGCTTACCAGGATTATTAGGTCTGATAATTACAAGACGAAGGTTATCACCAACAACTGATGCATCAGGTGGAAGAGAAATGGGGTTGTCTTCTACATAGTCGCCACCAGAAACAATCAGTGTTTCTTTAACGCCAACAGTTTCCCATGCAAGTTGCGCTGCCCTTTTAACTGTTCTAACTGGATTAACTGCTGAACGACCATCGTTCAGGTCAGAACCAATTTGAGACGAAACATAAATTCTGCCACCAACGTCATTGGTTGCCAGATTGAGAACGTATTCCGTGGTAGCAATTTTATCTGATCTATCACCAAGCAAAGGTGTAATAGATCTTGGGAAGACACCTGCTTCCCCAGTTTCATTATATCCAAACTCGGTAGCATCAACTACACGGAAACCAATGTGCTTTAATTGAACTTCGCCATTGAGCACAATTCCATCAAGATGCTCAGGAGCAAAGTCGCCTGTCTGACCAGCATTTATTGCCTGGTATACATTTGAACCAAAATATCTATAAGAATCTTTTTGAACAATAACATTAGCGGACCAAATGGTTCCAGTATTGTTCATGTAGTTCTTCAGGTTTGGACCCCTGAAGTTAGCATCTGGAGTAACGAAGTTATCGATATCCAGGTTAAGAATTCTTGCCGTATCAGAAATGATAGACGTAGAAGTTCTAATGGCACCGTTGATGTCTAGTTCAAAATCAACAGTATCTAGAAATGCTTCAGCAGTAGCACCAGCACCATTACCACCAGTAATAGTTACAGTAGGCGGCTCGCTATATCCTTTACCAGGATTGTTAATAGCAATACTGGAAACTCTACCATTGAAGATAAAGGAAGAAGCAAGTGCTTGAATAGCACCTTCGACCCCAGCAGGAGGAGGAGAAACTGTAACAGTTGGTCTTAAAGTGTATCCAGAACCTCCTGTTAATACATCAATATTGTTGACTCTTTGTCCAGTCCTATTGATACCTACACGAGGTAACTTCTCTTCTGAATCCAGAAGAGCCCTGATAACTTCTTTTTCGTCTACACCGACACCAGACTTAATAGCAAATTCTGCCGTGCCGATAATCTGAGGTTTGGACGCCTTAATAAACTCCTTGTCGGAATTAATGTTAAAACTCATGTTCTACTGAGCTCCGCCTGCAATTTCTCCTACCTTATTTAGCATCATTGGAACTCAATATTTACTACCTTAGCATATACAACCCATTTAATTCCAAGGGTTGTTCCAGCTCTTGTTGTAGAATAACTAAATCTATTTGATCCACCACCAACAAAAGGAATAATATTCCATGTCTGACCAGAAGGAATATTATCTTTAATGACAGTTGTCATACTAGACAATACTGTGGAAACTCCGCCAAAATCTGTTTGTGCGGACGATTCTAATTTGGCATGATAAACTGCTGTGCCAACTTCATTCACTGCAAGAATTGTCGCAGTGATGAAACTCACACTATTACCTGGAAGAATAATTTGAGATCCTGTGTCATCAAGTGCCAGAATTGAAGTATTCAATCCTCTAAGAATATAGTAAGAAGCAAAACTATCATCATAGTTTCTATTCTTAATTTCTAAAGAATTGATATCTTTTGCATTACGAAAATTATCAACAACGGTTGTCTGATCAACAGAAAACCCATGCTTAGAATCAAATTCTTGGATGTTAGATGCCATTTTACTTTACGATTTGAGAGACTACAGTGAACTTAATGGTGTCATTGGTAGAATGATCACTTGTTAATGTTAAAGAAATTCTAGCGTTGCCTTCAATGTCAAAGTCAAATTCTGCAGTGGCACCGTCTTCGTTGGAGTTTAAACTTCCATATTCATTATAGAAAATGTCTGTGCCATTATCAATGACACTAAACTCCATCATAGAAGATTTAGCAGACAAAGCATTCTCCATAAACACAAGAACTTTACATCCTTTATGATCTGTTTTATTGTATAAAAGAGCAGAACCATTTTCTGAAGTTCCTTTTACAAGATCAAACGTAGATGTAAGAACTTTGTAATCTTTAATTTCAAATTCAGTTAGATCATTATTTAATATTTTTAGGTTTTCTTCATTGCCAGTTCCGAATGCAGTATTATAAAAAATATCTCCAGTATCTTCAATAGTGAGAATAGGATCAACTGTCAGACCACCAGACATACCAAACTGTAGGTATTGTCTAGTATTGTAAATAAATGTTCTATCAGATACTGTATTATCTAGAACAAACTCATTGTTATCAACGGTTAGTCGAGTGAACTCAAGAGCAAGACTTGTATTATTGATTGATGTAATGGTATCAATATTAGTCAAGTCTAAAGATGCAGTGCTAAGTTGCATCGTGTTGGTGTTATCATTATAGAAGTAGAGAATGTTCTCGTTAGCACCAGGAGAAGTCTCAGGAATAATGTAAGTATTTTGATCAACGTCCTTGACTCCACCAAGAGAACCCCAGTTACCATTATCATCGTAACCTTCAAATTGACTTGAAGATGTGTTAAATCTAACAGATCCAGTTGCTGGTGCTCCTCTCTCGTCATTATTTCCAACAGGAAGAACTAATGTGCTAGTTGCATCAACAATAACTTTCTTACCAGCATTTGGTTGAAGTTTTAAGTCATTGATGTCTGTTGAAATGACGTTATTACGAAGACGCAAATCTCCACTAATAGTAAGATATGTGTCACCAAACGGATCAATCTGGACCTCATTAATTTCTTGGAATAGGAGGTTTGATACAGCAGTTGTGGAATATGTAAGTTCTGATGTATTATTTGGAAGTGCTCCAGAAGTATGCGTTGGAGCGTTTCCATCAGTAGCAGTAACACCAGCAACAGTTACTTCGTAAATATTGTTTCTATGCTTTAGATAAGAACCCAGAGATACAGGTGTGTTAGAGGTCCATTCTGTATATACTGGAGCAGATGTATTGAGAGATGCAATCTGCTTTAATTCTTCAAACTTAAATTTCGTTGGAGTAATTTTTAAAGTATTACTATTGCCGTTATAGAAGTAGAAAGTATCGTCGTTTGCTCCTACACTTTCTTCTGCAGTTACATATGTATTACCATCAAGGTCTCTAATGCCACCAAGAGAAGACCATGATGAAGTTGCAGAACTGTAACCTTCATACTGAGTAGTCTGGGTGTTATATCTGATAGCACCATTTTCTACAATTCCTACTCCAGGTCTTGCTCCAGTATTTCCAGCAGGAATAATAAGAGCAGTAACTGCATCAACCTTAACAACTCTGTTGGGAGCAGGAGTCAACGTTACATCATTAGTTCCTGTGGTGAAAATATTAGCATTTTCAATCTTAAGGATATCAGATGAGTTGATAGTCCCCGTAGTTTTAATAGTTCCTGTAGTTGTGAGATCTCCAGTATCTGTAGTAACTTCCAACAATGCAATAGCATTTTCTGAAGGAGGAACAAAAGATATTTTTTGTCCTTTAATGTTTACTGGACTTGTGAGACCAGTAGACTGCAGTAGCAAACCACCAGGAGAAGTAATAGTATTTGTATTTACTTCTACTGATGCAGTAAAATTATTTGCAAATACATCAGTAGAATTTACTGTCGTGATATCTGCAGTTTCTGTGGCAACTGAAATAGCATTAACATTACCAGAACTTACATCTAAAGTAATATTGTCTGTTGAAACAATAGAAGTTACTAAAATGTTTAGTCCAGAACCAAACGTTTTTGGATTGTTTGTATCAATAGTGATCTGACCAGTAGTGGCATCAGCACCTGCCATATTTGGATGCTGAGCACAATAATAATAAAGTGTAGGAGTAGCATCTGTTGGTTGAATAGTAGTATAGTCATTTTCATATACTACCTCTGCACCATCATATTCAACACCTTTGATCAAGATTGGCGATGTTCCACTTGCTGTAGCAGCGTCACTTAAAGTAATTATATTTCCATTAATTGATACTACAGTAGTTGCTGGTGCTACATCTCCAGTATCAGTAATCGCTCCGCCCTCTCCTCTTTCTACTGTCATTCCAGGCAAAACACTGGAAGCATCTGTAAGTGTTACTGTAGATACTCCCTCAGTAAGAGTTACATTGTCCTCAATAGTATTATGAGTTCCTAGTGGGTGAATAGAGAATCTAAATGGATGACTTCCAGCAGCAGAGTAATCAAATTTGTATGTATTTTTAACAAACAAAGATAAATTTGGATATCTAGTAGGAACACCATCACCAGTATCAATCGTATACCTGTTTACATTTTCAGTGGTGTCTATTGTAAGACCACCAATAGTGTCATCTCCAGAAAGAGAATCAGTTCCACCAACAGAGAAAGTTACTAGTGTAATTGATCCTCCAGATGTTACTACTTCTTCTGCTACTGCAGCAATTGTAGTTGGTGCTCCACCAAAGGGATCTGCTCTACTGAAGTTATATGAAGTTCCTGAAACAAAAGTTCCAGCTGGAACAGCAGTTGTAAAGGTTGCCTTAATCAGACCTTCAATATCTACAATATATTCAATTGGATTTGTTAGGTCTAAATTAAATACAGTTAAATTGTCATCAATACTATATCCTTCGCCTTCTTGATTAACAGAAACATTAGTTACAACACCTAGTTTATCGATAGTATAAGAATACCCAGTTCCTGTTCCCCATGGAGCCTCGAAGTTAAATACTGCACTTCCAGTAGCATCTCCATTACTAGAAACAACAATTGTAGTAGCATCAAGAACTTGACTTACAGTAATGTCTCCAGCAATTGGTGCTGCTAAGTTACCAGTTCCTGATACTTTTGTTACAATGAATCCTTCAAGAATTCCAGTCGTATCTGCAACTGTAAGTTCATTAGACTCATCAGTAACTGTTGCTGTAATATTATTGACACCAGTTGGAAGAGTTAAAACATCATTAAGTTGATAGTTTCCATCTCCATAATCAGTAATTGATGTAGAACTAAATCCAGTAGATCCCGCATCATATTCAATTGTTACAACAACATCAGCACCGTTCCCGCCCTGTAATGATACATTAGAAAAATTTGATCCACCAGTTCCTCCAGCAGAATCTGGTGCAGTGTATCCAGATCCTCCTATTGTAGATCCATCAAATTCAGAAACGGTAAGGTTTAAAGATCCTGCTTGACCAGTTCCACCAATGACTGCAATATTCTGAAATGCTCCAGGATCGTAGTCTTGACCAGCAGCAGTGATTTGTAATCCCCCAGTTTCAAGAACATTTTTCTGGAGAATAACATTCCTGTAATACAGGGAAGATTCATTTTGTATCTGGTGGAGTTTCTTTCCATCAGATACAAATGCTAGTGTCTTTGTTCCTGGTCTAAAGATACCAACAGATGTGTCATTAACAAAAGAAAGCGATGGTTCCGTTCTGGTTCCATCACCCAACCTTAGAAGACCTGTAGATAAATCACTTCCACCACCACCAATAGCAAACAAATCTGCTGCTACTTGGTTAATAGTTTGTCGTTGCTTCTCAAATGTGTCTGATTTAGCTACGTTTCTAAGAATTGCCATTGCGTGCTATCTCTTTTAAGAGTTGTTTTATTTCAGATAATTCTGCCTTCAAAGTATTTATGTCATTTATGGCAGTGTGCAGAACCTTTGTTGGAGGTTTCTCATTGCTAACGATAGCCCCAGTATTGGGGTCTCGATATAAGTTTTCGTGTCCTTCGACTTTTATCATGTCGATGATACTACTCTAATGTCTTGAACCTTAGGAACGTAAGACGGATCATCAGTCTTCATCGAAATCTTAACTCCGAATGAAGTGAACTCATCTAGGTTGTCAATACTAAATCTAAACTCTTGATAGGCAGATTGTTCTTCCTTCTGAGCAGAGATTGTATTTTGTGGTGTAGCAAGTTTAGGAGTATCCTCAAATCCAGTTCCATTAAAGAACTGCCATTCAATATCTTCAAACTTCTTCTGGATAGAAGTAGTCTTAGTCTTGTATGCGAGTTGAATATTCTCGCTATTGGTTACGTTTGCAGTGATGATAACATCAATTGCAGTTGCACCTTGAGTAAGACTAATTTCTTTAGTAACATACTTAGCAACAGAGGAAGTATCCTTTGCACTATCTTCGGAAACAAAATCTACACCCTCGGAGAATTCCATAGTTTTAATTTCATAATATTTCTCATCACCTGCATCTAAGTTTGACCAAGAAACAAGGTCACCAATTCTAAAGATATCAGCAGACTGATCAGCAACTTGCTGAGTTCTGATGAAGGAACCAGATTCATTGGTGCTAGCATAATCAGAATTAATTGGTTGCTTATCATTCTCTAGAGTCAGAGTCTGAGAAGGAACATCCCAAATACGGACAGTTCCATTGATTAGATTGTCGTAAGTTTTGGTAGGATCAGAAGGATTGATTCCAGTAACTAGTTGACCAAACGAGAAATCAGGATTTACTTTAATTGCACCAGCAGCACTTACAACAACTGTGTTATCTTCCAAGGAACCACTTTCTTGCGATTGCAGAGAAAGGAAGAGTTGCTCATTTGCTTTAAAAACATTGTTGTTCTTAACTTTAACAAAGATAGTATTATCTGAAGTTCTGTATCTAACAACTTCGCCACGAGAACCAGATGCCTCGATATTTTGAGAATCGTTACCAATACCTTCAACAGTTTGACCAGCGTTAATAACAATTGGATTACTGTTGCTGTCTAGGTTGCCACTTAGAGACAATCTGTATACAGGATAGAACTCAATGACTTGTAATCTCTTACCATATCTGTTTTCTTTACCAGAACCATTCTCGATTCTGTTGGAAGATAGTTTGATAGAAGATGTCTTGAGATCAAGGATTGGAGACAGATATGTCTTAGTAGAAGAAAGTGTTAGTCTGTAGACAAGACTATTACCAAGGTTGTTGAGCAGAGTGTTGATTTCTGATGCAACAACTTTCTGGTTGATAAAGAACTGTTCTTCGTTAAGGAACGTTCTTTCAAAATCAGCAACAGAGTATGAAGTATAGTTCTGGGTGTTGGAGTCAACAGGAACTACATTAGTTGTCTTGATTGTAGTATCAATGTTTGTAGACGGCGACTGAATATAGGAGAACTGTGCAAGAACTCTCTCATACTTCTTATTAGAAGTAATCAATCCACTAGCACCACCACCAAATACTGTGTCTGCTGCTCTGCCAATTCCTGATACACAGAATGTATCGATACCACAGTTAGATACCCTGAACAAAGTAGTATTCAGTGATCCTTGTGTATATCCAGCAGTAGTCTCTAGATTCTTGAAGAATACATACGACTTATCATCTTCAAAACCATGATTCTTATGGTTGACCTTGATAACATTATTGTTGTTCTTAAACAACTCAGACGTTGCATTGGCATTTGCAAATGCAAATGTCTCTAGAGGATTGTTAATCATCTTTTCATAACTAAGCGACTGGTTAGTGATGTCAATGGTTGCATTAGAAGAGATATCAAACTCAGCACGATACAGAGTAAACTTGATATCTTCAAACAGATCCTCTACCCAAGAACCAGTGTTCTGTGATTTGTAGACAGAACCAAGTGATGGGTTAGTAGTAACTGTAGTGTTAGTTGCGATTTCAGTCTCACCAAGTTTAGACGCCCAGATTTTGTAGTCCTGAGAATCGGTCTCAACAACTAGAGCATACTCAGTATTGTTTTGTAGATATACAGGATAGTCAAAGTGGAATTTGGTTGGAGTTGTAGATGGAACAACGCCAGTAGTATCTGTAGCAACGCCCATTCTTACAGCAGGTTCTGTAATCTCGATCTCTGCTTCGATAACTGCTCCGCCGTTACCAATTCCTGTGCCTCTGATAACAATCGAAGGTGGTTCTGTGTATCCTCTACCAGCAAGAGTGATAGTAGAATCATAGATCAGACCACCAGATACTACAACCGTTCCCGTCGCGTTGCTACCGCCAGGTAGACTTGGAGACTCAACAGTAATAGTAGCAGTGTCATAGTTATCACCAGCATTAGAAACCTTCAGTGCAGAGACAACACCAGAGTCCTTAGCAATTCTTGCAGTGATCTCAGTATTGTTTGCATTATTGAATGTAGTGATAGAAGAAATCTTCAGACGCTCGTCAGGAACAAATGCGATGCCGTTATTATTATCAAGAACAATAGTGTAAACCTGCTCATTGGTCAGGACAATTTCATTGTCTTCTGAGATAGCAAGTTCGTTGTTATTCTTATCAAGAACCTTCAATACAGGACCAGATGCATTACTAGATTCTCCAGAAATTGTTTCGTCCTTGAGAATGATAACAGTATCTGAAACATATGCTTTCAGGTAAGTGTAAGGTTCAACAACAACCTCAGTTCCAGGAACAACATTCTTGCCTGGTTTCTCGGAGTTGACATCAGTCAGGTATACACGAAGAGGAATAGTATCACTCTTAGTGTTAATGAACATATCTACGCCAGTTGCAAATACACCACCCTCGTAATTCTCAACCTTAAAGGTCTGAGCGAGTGGGTTTGGTTTCTGCTCTTGCTCAGTATTGCTAGAGACCAACTGGGTTCCTTCATTTGATTTGAAGTAAGCAGGTTTTGTAGATACAATAGAAGCAGGATTCTCTGGTAGAAGACCAGTTGCGTAGAACTTAGTTTCTGCAAAAGTCTCTACAATTTCTTTATCAGCATTTGTGCTGCTAGATGTAAATCTAAGAGTCTTCTCGCCAGTGGTGATTCTAATTTCTTCAGAATTTGCATCATAAGATACAGTTTCTTTATCACCTGTCCACTGTGATGCTTGACGTGGTGCCTTACCAGCAGGAATCAGAACGATGCCACTTGCATTACCATTTGCATCAGTGATGATAGGAGCATTGAATGTAGACAAAGAGTTACCAGGGATTCCAGTGAATCTGATATCGGGAACAACCCAACGGTTGATCTTCTTACCTTCTAGGAATACAAATACCTCAGTCTTGGGTTTCAGTCTACGAATGTTAAACTTAACAGGGATGCTACGAGCAAAGTATTGCAGAGAGTTGACAACAGACTTACCACCACTCGTCTTCGTAGATACACCCTTAGGAGTTTCGTTGTTCTGTGGACTGATGTTAGAAGAACTTGCAACAGATGCAGCAGTTACTTCTTCTGCAACAATCTCATCATTAGTCTTAGATAGACCGTTAATATTATAGAAAGATCTCTCAGTTCCATTCCATGTTACTAGGAATGAGTTATACAGACTGCTGAATGCAGAAGAGATATCAGACTTAGCAAGGAAAGGAACAAACAGGTTAGTATTGTTATCTGTTACGAGAGGAACCGTGTTTCTATCATACCAGGAGTCAACGTTAGGATTAACGGATAGATCACCAACATACTGTAGAACAACAAATGGGTTGGGATTGATAGTCTTGGTGGCAAAATTGTTACCAAGTAATCTCTGGTTTGAGAATGGTAGAGAAAGAACACCATTATTGTTGACATAACCAGCAACTCTTCTCTGGTCTTCTCTAGTGTTGACTTCCTTAACAAGAAGACTTTCTTCGCTAACCTGTGGTCTTAGAACAGACTGTTGAGAGTCCATAGCACAAGCATAGTCATCTGACTTGACATCTCCCTTATGTGTTTCAAAGTTATCAACATAGAAACCAGTCTTAAATCTGTCTAGACCGATCTCATCCTTAACTTGCATATTCAATGCTTGCTGCTCAAGGATGCTCAATGATGTGTAATACTCAAGACGTTCGACACGTTGATTGAGTTTACCGATATCCTTCATCGTATAACGCTTGTTCTCAACAGGAACAATTCTTACATCTCTAAAACTATCAGTGTATGCAGGAACATACAGATAGAACAAAGGCATAGAATCACTAAGAGTTTCAGGTTTAGATGGGTTCAAGGAAGAGTTGCCTTTCTTGACAATAAAACTACCTTGAGTATTGAGGAATACACCATCAATTCTATCAAGATACTGATCCTTGTTATACTTAACAGTCCAAGGTAGGTTCAGATCATCGGATGGTGTGCTGGATGGAATACCAGAAGTTGCAGTGAATGATAGATACTCATTCTGTGCTAGGAAGGATCCGTCCTGATACCCTGGAAGGATGTTTGTGTTGTCAACCTTAGGTCGGAAGTCAATGACATCCTTCAAGGAGACTAGACCACTGACTGAGGAATTAAATGATGGAATCTCAGTTTCAGTAACACCTGCTTCATGCAGATAAGAGTCAATCGTGCAGAAGTCACCTTGTGAATGCTCGAAGTAATCGAAAGAAATGATCAACTGTCCTGTAGGAGCAGATACTCCTGGTTTTAGAACTAGTCTTGCAGTATCATAGAAGGTATCTCTTTGACCATTGTCGAAGGTATACCTATCAGTTACATCTGTTCCAGATACTAGGTTACCACCTGCATCAACAGTAGGAGGTGCAGAGACAGAACCTTCATATACATACCTCAATTTGTATACGTCAGAATAGGAGACGATCTGGATAGTCTCGCCGCCATTCTCCTGTCCTCTAAATGGAACGACATTTGTTCCACCAGATTGAACAATAATTTGCTTGTTCTCAACAGAAGTCTTAAGTCTTGGTTTTGCTTTAGATACTTGCAGTGTAGCAGTCAACTTCAATGTTGGGAAGTTGATAGAAGGAACAGCAAACGTAGGATCTCCTACTTCTGGATTAGCAACTCTATTTTCTAGTGCTGCTCTAATTTGGTCAATGTTACCAAAATAGTTTTCTGGGAAGTTAATAGTAACACTACCAGCAGTCAGGTTGCTATCGGACTGATCGATAGTTACAAATGAAGGATCGACATATACAACATCACCTTTCTTCAGTGCTCCTGTGAATGGAAGCAGAACAGGAGGATCATTAACAGGATCCGCTCCTAGTTCAGAATTGTGAATTGCAACACCAGGATCTAGAACTGTAATCAAGAAGTTCTCTTGAGTAAAATCAGCAAATCTCTGTGTTCCGAATGGAAGTTGTGCAGCAAATGATATGTTACCACTACCAGAAGATGCAGTAGTAATAAAATCTCTTCTGAAGTAGTAAGTGATCTTGGAATCTTCAGATGAATCAATCAGTGACTTGATCTGCTTATCTCCTGTTGGGAATACTAGAGTTCCAACTGGATTCTCGATAAGAGGTCTCTGGTTTACAACCGATGCATTAACAACATCTGCTAGCAGTGCGCGATCCAAGTAAATTCTTGATCTCTTGACACCATCAGGTCTGGTTGCATACTGGACAACATACTTGAATACGTCGCCATTGACATCGGAGAATAGAACAGTATCACCTTGAATAAGATTTCTCGATGCATCACCGTTAAAACCATTACACTCAATATACTTGTATCCTCTGGTTCCAGAGAATGTAAAATCAGTAATGGCAGTAGTTGTAGTATAACCAGTTCTCTCTAGTTCGATATCAGCAGAGAATTTGTTCTTGCTACCAGAACCAAAAGCAGAATATAGAGACTTGACGTTCTTAGGTGAGTAAGTATATACTGTATTCCTAAACAGAACAGGAACAATATTTGCTCCGTTCAGTGGAAGTGGACTAACACCACCAACTTCTACTACAGGTGGTTGTGAGAAGATTTGAGTAACTGCTGTTCTATCTTTGACATATACTCTAGAGATAGCACCAGACCCTTGTATTACCATCTCAATGGCACTTCTAGGATACTCTACGCCATCTAGGGAGATGACAGGGTTTCCTACGTTGTAGGAGTCACCACGCTTGACACAGATGAAGTGAGAAACGGTATTCTCTACAGCAATCTTAAGTGTTCCACCATCTTCTCCTAGGATAGTCTCTCCAGGTGAAAATACACCAGTCACCATAGTGACGAATAATTTATTGATAGATGAGTAGGTTGCAGACGTGCCGCCTTCAATAACAGCAACTGCTCCACTAACAGCACCATAGATATACTTGCCAGGAATGAACTCAGTTCCTGTAATAGTCTCTTCTAGAAGAATGCGAGTGAAGAACTCAGGAGCAAAGAACGAGAAGTCAAAGATGGAGTTATACTTTTCAACACCACCAGTCAGTTTTCCTTTAGATACAATCTTATCAGTATCTTTATTGAAACCAGGACTTACTTCTTTAAGTGCAATGTTCTTTGGTTTTGCTAGTCCTACAATAGGAGTGATGGATTCGTTGTAATCTCTAATTACAAACAGAGGAGAGTTTCTTGTCTGAACCTCAACTTCAGTTTTATAGAGTTCACGAACAAGATTGATAGAATCTGTCAGATCATAATCAAGTAAGAATACATCTAGTTCACCACGATTACCTTTAACAGTCAGTTCGAGATATGTCGCTGCACCTGTTCCATCAATTTCAGGTCTCCTTACTTTAGAGAAAGAAAGAACATCAACGTATGAATAGGTATTAGTGTTACCAGAGTCAGAACGAGTCTTGATGAACCACAGTTTGGAGATAGTAGACTCTAGTAGAGCATCAGTAAAACTATCTGAATTAAAAGCAGGGTCCTCAATAGAACAGTAGATAGTCTTAATACCATCAGCTACTTCATATCCTAGACCACGACGATCAATAGTCTGCTTGACATCACTATCTGCTTCGGTATCATTCAGACCTACAGTGCCGTCATTGTATACAGAGTTCAAGAATACGGTTGGATATGCATTCAGTTCTGCACCTTCTGAGTTTAGAGGTGTAGTGCCATATACGTTGGTAATGAAGAATGAAGTCAGACCAGATGTTTTGAGAGTTTGATTTTCTCTCTTTAGTGAATCTCTTGCCTTATCAATTTCAATATACTTGGTCTCTTTGTTCTTGACCTCGTAACCTTTGATGTATGCTTTACCACTACCAATGGTTCCTACCAACTTTGCTTCAGCAACGTTGGGGTTTAGACCATTGACAAGACCTGCATCATCCTTGGAATAGAATCCAAGGTTGTCATTTTGCTGATAGTATTCTCTAACTTGCAGAGGGAATGGTTCTACAACATAGTCGCCAGACTCATCAAAAGTCTTTCTAGCGAGTGCTGCTTCAACCAAAGAGAAATCATTTGCTTTGAGTTGCTTCTGAATGACACCACTCTTAACGAGTAAAAGTTGGATGAAGTTTCTATCAGTTAAAGCAAAGTAGTCATACTTAACTAGTTGAAGATCAATCTTGAGACGATGTGCTCCAGGGGCAGAGAAGTTCGAGAAACCTCTTGCATTGTCATATAGAGATGAATCTTGCTCTGGTGTTACCAGACTTTCAGAAATTGTAAAACCAACCTTAGCAGAAGGTTGATCATAGTATTTGTTAACAATGAGCAGCTGCTCAGAATTTCTCACAAAGTATCCATTAACAAAATAGATGCCTTCCTCTACCTTAACGGCAGAAGAATAACCCATCGCAGGACTGTCTAGGAAAGACTCTACGCCTGTATCAGGATCGGTTACAGTAACAGATGTAGGCAGAGAGACCCCATCGGTGCCGACGACCAACAGAGGAGAGTTGACGCCCCCAACAACCTCCAATGTTTCGCCTTGGCGGAATCTCTCTTCATCGCCAGATGAACCACTATCCAGATAGTTAACGTAGATAGTGTCAGATTCTGTATCCGAACCATATTCTGTCGCTACAACAGTAGCAACAACACTTGAAGAAATACCTTCAACCTTCAGACCGACAAGGGTCTTGATATCATACTTTTGATACGTAATGTTACCATCGTCATCAGAAATTGCTACTTCAGATACCGATGACAACTTAACAAAATTAAGTCTTGTGTTGAGACCTACTTCTCCAGGCACAACAAGATCGCCTTGCTTGAAGACGTTCCTACCGAAATTTTCTAATTGAGTCTGCAGAACAGACTGGAGAGTGGTTAACTCTCTAGCCTGAACTGCATACCCTGGTCTGAATAGAACCTTATAGAAATTTTTCTGTGGGTCAAAGTCTTCAAAGTAAGGCGATGCGTTTAAGTTAGTATTCTGGGGCATTGTGTATTACTAACGTTCTGATTTTCCTAACCTTATTTAGGAGGTTAGGAATGGATCAGAACTCAATTACCAACTTAATGTCTTCAATTTGGTCAGCAGCACGGGTGATCAGTCTTCTGTTCTCGACATAGATGATGTCACCAGAGTTCTGCTCGATCTCTGGGAAACCGAAACCATTGGTGAAACTGATACCAAGAAGCGTGGTTGCAGTAACGCCAGTGTTAACAGCACCAGAAGCGAGTGATGCAGCACCAACAATGTTAGCACTATCATCGAATGCTCTTACAACACCTTGATCAGCATGAAGATCAGGTGACTGGATATACTTAAGAACGCCATCCGTAGTTGAACCAGCATCAAGCGTCCAGGAAACAACGGTGCCTTTAGCAGTTCCACCGCCAGCAAGTGCTTGGGTGATTGTTTCGTCAGAAACGTAATCTGCGCTTGCTCCAGTAATCTTAGCAGCATAGAGACCGTTCAAGGTATCCAGGACTGCAAAGTCAGTAGTGGTCCAGTTGAATGGGTCCTTGATGATGCCGATACGACGGAAGTCGTTATCAACAGGGAAGTCTCCAGAACCTTCAGCATAGGTCAGACGAATGTTGGTCATGACACGCTTAGCGTTCAGTTCCAGTTCAAAGTCAGCACCGTGACCACCTTGAGGAGGAAGAACAACTTCCAGAGCACCTGTTCCACCAACACCAGTTCTAGCGGTGGTTAGTGCTTGCTCTGCATACAGACCATACTTGATACCACCAACAGTTGCGCCGTCATCCAGTGCAATACTAGCGTAGGTATAACCTGCACCGTTAACAACCACTTCTGTAGATTCAATCGCACCAGCGGTAACGACAATCTTCACAACAGATTCGGTTCCAGATACTTGACCATCGCCAAGGACAGGTGCATAGTGGGTTCCGTTAGGAAGACCCGATCCAAGATCCTCAACTAGAACAACGTCGATAGCACCATCAACAGCAGCTGCTTCTGTAGCAGCACGAGTTGCTTCGCCAGCCAAGTTGATTGGCATGAAGTTGGTAGACAAGAAGCGCAGAACGTCATCGGTAGGGATAGTATACATATACTTCCAAATGTATCCCGAACCAGCAGTGTTAGCAACTACTGCATCAGCACTCTCGGTGAAGAGACCGCTTCCTGCATCATAGGTTCCTTGACCTGCAGAAGGAGTAGTCTTTGGTTCGTATACAGGGTTAGGATCTACCTGACCTGGGAACTGACCATTGTAGATACACTTGAAGACTTCGTAGTTCGAGTTAATTACATAGAACTTAGAAGCACCAAGACTAGAAGCACCAGTAGTGGCTTGCTTGCCTACTTGACCAGTGGTCGTTGCGGAGTAGTCAGGCTTATACATATCGAAACGAGGCTCGGTAGCGAGCAGGTTCCAATCGTAACGAGTGATAACAGCACGAGCGAACTGATCGGTGATACGCTTAGCAGCGATAATTTCGTCATAGACGCTGAACTTCTCGATCTGGTTGTCCAGAGGAGTAGGAGGGGTGTCTTCTGTTGCGTAACGGTATACACCAGCGCGTGCCTCAGCGCCAGTATCTGCTGCTCCGTTCCAACCCTCAAGAACTGCATTAGGCAGTGGGGTTGCGTTTACGGAAGGAGTGACATCACTTAGGATCAGTGAATTGTCATATACCTGTTCGATTGAAGCTTTGAAAGGGGAGTTTGCAAAAGTGTAGCTTCCGTTAGTATCGGATGCAACATAAACGAATTGGTTTTCTGCGAAAGCGACAGCGTTCTGTGAATAGATTTCAAGAAATGCATCCCAGCGTTGGGGGCGACCAACAAAGAAATACATTCTTGTCTTTTCAGGACTATCTTCTGCTCCACCAGCGGGCTCACTAAGAGACTCCAAAAACTGTTTAGCATTAAAGATTCTAAACTTATCTGAGATGATTGCAGCCATTGTTGTTTTCTCTGGGACGTTTTAATATCTGATTTATTTATATGCTATTTATTTTCAGATCACTCAGGACCAGAAAATTGGATCATTTCATCGTTATTATTTAGAGTAGTCGGACCAGTTTTTACGTATCCCGTAAATGTAGTCGCAGTTTTCTCCGTATATTCAATCAATTGTCTCGCGGCAGTGAAGATATGACCACTGGTCTCGAAACTTGATGTTGCAATTACATTAATGATGGTAGGATTCTCCGCATCCACTGATATAGTTTGGTTTCCATCTGCCATGGTGACTCCCATAATCATACTTGAAGGACCAGCATTGAACTTATCACCTGATAGAGTGAAGGTAGACTGTGGTCTCAATTCAAAATCTCTAATAGCAAGTTGCGGAAACGCTCTTTGAATATCTTCAATAACATGATCACCTTCAAATTTAATAAACTCAAAATCTCGTAGTGTGTATGTAACAGCACCACTAGTAAATGATGAAAATCCATCAGGGATTCTCTTTCCAAAATTAGTGACATCGATGGTGTTGCCATCTCTTTTTAAGACAGTTCTAAATCCTGCTGCTAATTGTAATTCTGGCATTAGTTTCTAGTTTTAATTGATGTTTCTAGAACGACAAGTTCAGTATAGTAGTCAAGGACACCCATCTCTCTTTGTAGCATAACATCAGCAGGTTTTTCACGTCCTTCATGCTGTGGGAGATGTGCTCTCACAGTATATGTAGATGTTATAGATGGTCCAGCAGTAATTGCAATAGATTCAATCGTCGTGAGAGTAGCGACGATAGCAAGATCCAGTTGCTGTTGAATCTGCTTAGGTCCATCTTCAGACGAACCACCAAGAATACCACCATCAGCACCTCTTGGGAAGTCAACCAGAGCAGGAATGCTTTCTGGAGTTACAATTACTCTGGAGATTGTATTAGTCAACAGAGCATTCATAGATGCTTTAGCAGGTTGTGCCGCAGCGTAGAGTTCTGTGGTGATGTTTCCAGATACACTAGAGATTGCAGATACTGTTCTGAATCCTTCAAACTTAGTAATCTCAGTCTGAGTCTGGAGACCCAGTTCGATATTGATCTGAACGTCAATCTCCGAGATCGTAGTCGTAGAGGCAATAGTAACAACGTCACTACTGATGGATTCTACACTAGCATTAATTTGCGTAATCTTACTAACACTTCCAGCAATTTGCTCTGCACTTACGACAGTTGTTGGAGGAATGATTGTAATCTGCTTAGTAATGTCATAATCAAAGTATAGGTCAAGATCAAGATTTCTGGTAGACTGGATGAAACGATCATCCAACATTCTAACTTCAGTATCATGTGTTACTGTGTTAGTAACAACGATGACGGTCTCTGGAGAGATAGCGACGGTTTCTTGAGCAGGAGTAGCAATACTCCTGATTCCGACTTCGATAACTGGAGTGACGACAGGTGTAATAATCTGGAACTCGTTCTCAATCTCGATGTAGCGAGCATCAGACTGTTTGATCTCCTGCTCACTGATAACTTGTGACTTAAGTTCAACCAACTGAGCGGAAGACATTCTGACTTCAGACTCAGTAATAAGGATAGTTGCAGGTCCAACAGGCAGGACAGTAACAAATTCAGGTAGAGTTCTAAGATACTGACCAGCATTATGTGCTTGTGCCGTAGATCCTTCAATACCTCTAGTGAGATCAAGGAATCTGTCTCCAAGAGTAGAATTGTAAGCAACAATCTCTTTTCCGATCTGCAATTTGCCTTGCGATGGGAACAGACTTGTATTTCCAATATATGCAGTTGTTCCTGTTGGAGATAGAGGAGCATCGAGGAATGCACCTGTTACACTGTAGGTATCCTGAGCAGCATAAACAATAGGAGCATTGATTTGCTTATGTAATGTCGATGTAATTACATCCACACCCATTTCAGGAGAGATATCTGTAATAACAGCAGTTGGTGAATCAAGAGTTACCGTAATAGTAAGTTCATTGATATTAAGTTCGGATGCAACCTGATCGAATGCGCCAGATGCTTCTCTCTTGGTATACTGATAGTATTCTGCTTTTCTAAGTTCTGTTCCTGCTTCGCGAGCAGTAGTATGGAGTTCTGTGATAAAGACAGAATCTGCCTTTACTTGGTCGCCAGCAAGACCACCAAGTGCAATAATAGAAAGAACACTAGAAACAGCACCTTCGCCAGTCAACAGAATTTCTGTTTGAACAACAGATAAGGCACCACCACCTGCAACTTCCGTATTTACACTAATAATAGTTTCAGACTTAACTACTCTAGTAGGATTCCTCTTAACAAAATATCCTCTAGTGACAACTACTTTGGGTGGTTGAGTATAACCAAAACCACCATTTGTTAATACAACATCTAGAACCTGTCCATCTTTCGTAAGAACTTCTGCTCTAGCACCACCACCATTACTATCAACAGGAACAAACTTGAGTTGTGGTGGAACAAAGTATTGATATGCTGTTGGTTGTAATAGAATACCAGTATTGAAGAATAGAGCAAGATCCCTCTTGTTCCACTCAAGATCATTAAATCCAAGAGAAACAACACGACCAGTTCCATCAATTTGACTGGTTACGCTAAGACCCTCTCCTCTAACAATACCATTGTAATTACTTACATCGACTTTAGAGAAGTGCTCATACTTAGCAGTCTGACCCAATCCAAAGTTTCTTAGATTTGCTTTACCAGGAACATACTCAATTGTTCTAAATTCATTCTCACCATCAACTAGGATTTCATCTCCAGCAATGATTTCCAATTCAGTATTGTTTCTTATATCATATACTGAGTTTCCATTCTCAGAACCTCTCAACCATTCAGGAATATCTCTAGCAAGCAAACGCTTACCTTCATCATCTACTGGATATGAAATATCAATCGAGAAAACACTGTTGATATTATTAAAAGAAATTGGATTCGAGAAATCTGCTTTATCGGAAACATAAATTGCAGAAACTCTAGTGTCATCAGCAGTATTTTGTGTTGGATCATATGACAACTCAGAAAAATCAATGTTCGATGCATTCAAAAGTGTGAATGTAAAATCAACTGGTGTTACACCAATTTTTGAAGATCCATTTGCAGTTCCATCTTCAAGTTCATCAAATCTTATTAGAGAAATCTTTCCTAAGAGTTTTCTAGTTCCATCTGAAGTGATGGTAAACAAATTCTTAGGAGTAGTTGGATTGAAACTATACAATCTACTCTGGAATTCATTATATTCTTGATTTCCAGCAGATGTATCGATAACTCGCTGACATCTAATAATAATCTCATTAGTAAGACCAACACGATCATAATCATAGAATGATAGAGTCTTGGGGACATCTCTACCATACAGAGAAATCAACCTTACATTGTTCTGAACTGATTGACCAGTTTCAGGAATATAACGAGTAAGATTTGATGTGAATGTGATATTTGGACCATTGATTGTATAAGAGTCTGGATTTTGCAGAACTCCATCAACAAACACCAAGACAAATCTGCCATCGGTGATGTTCTTGACTCTACCATCAACTTCACCAAAGATTAGATAAGGACCTGTTCCTCTATATGGAATCAAACGATTATCAATTTTGAATCTATCGTAACTACCGACTCCATAACCAAAGAAAGTCTCTCTTTGATCTAGTTGAACTGGAACAGGATCAATATCGTCTGCAAAGTTTCTAGGTGGTTCTGCAAATACAATCGCATCTGCTTGTGATCCATTTCTTCTTAAAATATAATATGCATTACCCAATGGTGCTTCTGCAGACTCTTTTGCTTCTTGCAAAATGCCATTGATAAAGATCAATAATTTCTCACCAGGATCTGCCTTTACAGCAGTGCCATCTTCCCAATATAGATCAAACTGATTCGCAATTCCATCAAAATTAGGAGAGATGTCCCTAAGTTTTCTTAGATAACGAGAGTTGAAAGTATCGTCTTTGAACTTAAATGCTTTACAGATTAGTGATGCAGATTCAGTCTCGTAAGTATCATCTAAGTTCTCTCCTGTTTGTGGGAAGAGAGGACCGAGAGGAGGTTCATTAAATGTTATCTGTGAACCAGATACTTTAAATGATTTGCCAGGTTCCTGTGCAATTCCATTTATAGTAAGGAATAATTCTTGCTCATTGTATGGAGAGTATGCAAGATAGTTTGCTTTATCTACAAGAGTAAATGTTTTTCTACCGAGAATGTTGCCATTACCAATGACACCTTCAACTACATCATATGCAGGAGATTTAACTTCGGTAATTTCAAGAGTAATATAAGATGCTGCATTTTCGTAGAGAGTGATCTCATCACCAACCTCAAACTCATATGCAATATTAGAAAAGTCTGATTCAGTAGATTGAACCAATCCACCAAACTCATAGTCATCACTGGAAGGACTATTAGTAAATTCACCAAATGAGAATAGGTAACCAATATCCATACGAATGATCTTGGTCAGATCAAAGATACCTGACCCAGTAGTTACATACTCATCATTAGGAAGAATAGTGTAATTATCACTAGTATCCCAAGATTGGGTAGAAGAACCAGCACCAACAAAAGGACCAACAGCAGGTTGGTTGTTGCTGTTGCTTACAAGTTTAAATTTAATCCAGTGAGCATAAGCACCAGCTGGAACAGTTACCCCACCACTAAGAGAAGTGTAAACTAACGTGTTATCAGCTGCTTTAGTGATTGATCTGATAGAACCTACATAATCTTCCTTACTTGCATAACGACCAGTGAAAGGTTCTTGGATAGTTAGTTCTCTAGAAATAATTCCTTCAGTATCATACTCATCAATAGAGATAGAACCTTGACCTCTAATCAAGTTTGTATCTGCTACTGTTACAAAGGAATTAGTAACCCTTGTGCTCTTCCTCTCTACAGTTACTGTCTTAGGAGAAAGTTCAATATAACTGATAGATGTAGTAGGAGTCTGATCAGTCGGCATTGTTGCTTCCTGTTCAGAATCAATCAGAACTTCACCGAACAGTTGGAAACCTGCAGGGTGTGTAGTCTGCTTGATTAGATCTCTCCATACATCAATAGCAGTTCTAGACTGAATGACATATGAGAAGTCTTGATAGTAGTAAGAATCAGTTACCTTTTGATATCTACTACCAACCTTACCTTTATCAGATGCATATCTACCAAGATTGTCAAAATAGGTTCTGATATCAGAATCAAACTCAGTAAACAGAACATCAGATACTTCAATAGATCTACTAGGATCCATTGCAGAATAAAGATTTAGGGTGGTGTCTACAACGCCACTTACTTTATTAAGTCTAAGAATATTTGATCCTGTTCTCCAACCTTTGTCAGAAACATAACCACTGAAGATTAGTGAAGAACCAACACGCTGCTCTACTCGCTCTCCCTTGTAGAACTTAGCATCTCCTTTGTAGATGATAGCGTAGTTTGATCTATAAGTAGACTCAATAGTCGCATCATTGTGGAAAGAACCGCCATTACTGATAATGCTAATATCTTGTGGTAGACCGATGCTCTCAGATTCAAAGAATGCATCGATATCACCTTCATATACCGATACAATAGGAGCAAAGGTGAAACCACTGCCACCTGCTAAGACATCAATTCTAGTAATTCTTCCTTGATCGCTTACTACACTAAAGTGAGCACCAACGCCATCTCCATTGGTAACAACTGCTTTAGGATTGATGTAGTTCTTACCACCATTATCAATTTGAACACCTTTAATTGACTGAGTGATAGAATCCCACTCTACAGTCAGTAGTGGTTCGTTGTTATCTGTTACAAGACAACCCTCAACAATAGGAGATCTCTTATATCCTTCTCCAAGATTATTAATTGTGGTCTTAGTGATCTTACCTTCAGCAAAAGGTGAAGATGTTGTGTATATGATGTTACCAGTTCCTTGATAATCAGGAACGTCAGGCAGCTGATATGCAAACTTTGTAGATGTTGTGAACTTAACTGTCTTAGGTCCAGTCAAAGGATCATCAATAACTTTCAATGAAGCACTATCTGTATTGACATCACTAGACGCCTTAATAAAGTAGTAATACGTGTCAAAGTTAACTGGGAATCTCTGTTGAGCAAGACCAGAAATATTAGGACCAAAACCTAATGTGATAGCAACAAATGAACCAGCGTTTCCTGGTTGAATACCACTTATCTCTTTCTCTTCAGTAAAAATAGTTCCCGTTTTACTAGCAGAGAAATCAAGGAACACACCACTCATAGAAACATGACTGGTGTCAAACAAATAACGATAGTATTTCTGAATACGAATGTCAGTGTTTCTACCATACGTTGCAAAATTGACATCCTTAGAAAACTCTAAGTTGTTTTGACCAGCAGTAGATGAAGCAATATTGATAGACTTTCTAGGAGAACTATCATCCTGGAAAATACTACTGTTAGTAACTTCTCTAGGAGAGGGAGCATCATAGTTGTATGCTAGAGTTACCTCTTGAGTGGTTGCATCATAATCAATAATATATGGATCATTGATACCATCGCCAAGAGGTCTTGAGTCTTCTTGGAATCTGTAGATGCCGTTATACAGTCTTACTGTAGTATTATCAAAGTGATTGGTGACAACAGTATCAAACTGTCCTCTTTGAACAGTAGCAGTTCTTGCATTATTGTCAATAGATGTGACTTTTACAATCTCGCTATTAATTTGCAGATAGTCATTCTCAGACAGTTTCTGAATACTTCTTAGTTGTAATACGGTGTTAGTTAAAGAGAAACCAACATGATCAACTTCCAATGCCAACCTTTGGGTTGAATTGGTAGAATCTAATCTATTGAGAGATGCATCAGCAACTGATAGGATGTCACCCTTAATGTAGTTCTGTCCTTTAGTTGTAACAGTAACTATACTGACACTGCCATATCCAGTATTGTTGTAGTCACTAACAACAATAGTTGCTTTCGCATTATCAGGATCTCCAACAGATCCAATATCAGTTCTTACCTTGCTTTGATCGAAAAAGATAAGTTCAACATCTTCATATGTTCCTGCTTGATATGCTATACCACCATTAAGAACTTCTGACTTGCCAACACCACTATCAGTCATGACTGAAGTGAAAGAAGGTGCTCTCAGTGTAATCTGTTGATAGAATCTCTTTCTTACATAATAAGTTGTTGTAGTATCTGCCACACTAGGAATAAGATCCATATTTACAGCACTACCAACACCAACATTGTGTGGTTCGGATGTAGATACCAAAGCATAGTTGTTATCCACAACAAATGCTTGGATGTTCTTACTTAGTTCGTTGTAGATGACAACTTCTAGACCTACAGTATCTCCAAGAACTGTGCTCTGGAGAAAATAGTTCTTAGTAGCACTTTCAGGAACAACAAACTCTCCTTGAGTCACTTCGACTCTAATAGAGTTTTGGTTTGATACAGACTCAAGGATTCTACCTCTAGCAATGACATCATCATCGCCATCTGTTAAGAGTAGTGTTGCTTCTGCACTAAACGATCCATTACCAGACAAGATAATACTGATAATGTTGCTAGAAGAGTTTAAATTTTTGTCAGACTGATATGTTCCTGATACATTCTCAAGAACAAACTCATTTCTATTAGAAATGTCTCCGATAACCCTACCAGTGTAGTTGCTATCTTCTTGAGTAACAGTATCTCCTTCAAACAGATAGCAAGGGGCAATAGTCTCAATATAAGAGACTGCTAGAGTATTAGTAGGATCTAGATCATTTGATTTGAGTGATGTAACAGTCTTACCAGTAACCTCTGCGACAATCGCAGCTGCTCCAGATCCTTCGGTTCCAGTGTTATTAACAATGAATCTATTGCCAACTTTGAATGATGCTGGAGAATCCTCTACATTCAATGCAGAAATACTACCACTAGTGGTTTTGTTGATCTTCAGAATAGTATTACCACCATTGCTAGGCATTCCTAGAGTTTTTAGTCTCTTGGCATACTTTGGTAAATCATCCTGAGATAGATCTGCATTATAGTTAGAATCAACAGGTAGTGAGTAATAATTTGATCCTAGGATATATGGGAATGCAGGATCGCCATTAATATCGATAGTAATAAAGTATGCATAGACTCCTGCTGGATATTCTGGTGTTGCACAGAATCTTCCATTGTTTTCGTCTAATTCTAATTTACCAGTCTGAGTGCTAGGTCTCCACTCATAATCTTCAATAAAAGTTCCAAGTGGGAACTCAGATGGATTTGGACCGCCAAGTCTGTTGCCCTTCAGATAATATGCTGATGACAGTCTGCTGACAGCACTACTAGTGTCTAGAGGGTTCTCATAACCATAAGGACCATAAATTGGATTGCCATCATAAGCAAATCCTAAAATAGGAGAGTGTGAAGTTCCATCATCATTCAGATCAGTTCTAAGATCAGAAGGATTGGCAACAATACCATAACCATACCCTTTAGTAGGATTGTAGTTCTGGAATGCATAACCATTAGATGAGTCTAACTCAGACTGCAGTTTCTTATAGCGATCTTTGGTATATGTAACGATATCAGATGTTGCTGCTGCTCCATCACCAACAGGTAGAATATCGACTATCACATTTCCTTTGGAGTAGAACTTACCTTCGTCTACTTGCTCAAAGTCAACAATTTTGCCATTTGCTAAAACAGTATTGTATTCTGCAAAACGACCTTTGCCAAGACGATCGATAATTCTTACTGTAGGTGGTGTAGTGTAGTATTCACCAGCATCAATTACTTGAATACTTGTAATTCTACCAAAAGTAACAGTAGCAGATGCTTTTCCATTTCTACCAGAAGTAATAGTTACAGTTGGTGGAACAGTATATACAGTCTGATCAAGAAGTTCAATACTGTCAACAACTTCACCTGCTAGGAAAGATCTTGCTCTTCCTGGAATATTGTTAATCAGAACATTAGGGGGATCCTGGAATCCAGCACCTTTTTGTGAAATATTGAACTTGGTGATAGGACCAAATTTGACTTGATCAAAATCTCTATAACTGAAAGCAAGAGTTCCATCAACTAAGATGCCAACATCTCTTTGTGTTGTTTTATACGATTCAGTAATAACTTGAGGATTCTTACGAATCAACCTCATCGTCTTCTGATCTTGCAACTTCTGCTGAGTATTTGCAAGAAGAATAGGTCTAGTTGGGAAAGAAGACGAACAGATGTAGTAATAGTTGCTATCTTCATAAACAGCAGCAACATCACCAGGCAGATCTCCAATCTGAGACTGAATAGTAGGATTTGCTGCTTCAGCATTCTCTTGACTCAGAATCCAACGAATGGTATTCTGTGGAGTCATAATAATGGGATCTCTGGTCTCGAAACCTGCACCAGATACCTGAATGCGATCTCCTTCCTCAGAATAAGGAACAGGAGCATCAGTGCTCAAGTTATAAAGGACACCAAGGACTAGAAGCTTGACGTTTCCAGAGGTAACTGTAGAAAAACTGTAAACAGATTCTCCAGCAGCATAAACAATATTGCTTTCTCTGTCGCTAACTAGAAACTGAGTGACACTTTTATCATTATACTCAAATTCTTCCCCACGGATTATAAATCTGCCTGTAGAAGAAAATCCTTCTGTGGAAAACACATTGATACGATCTCCAACAGTAAGACCATTATCAAAGTCTTCTGTTAACTCGGTTTTAGATGCAATCTTGAATGTATTGTTAATCGAAGACGTATCTAAAGCAATTTCATATAGTTGCTCTCCATCAACTGTGCCAGCACCGAAAACATTGTCTACAATACCAGATGCAAAACCTGCATTGGGATTAAATGAGTCTATGCCTTGAACAATCTCTTCTCCAATGAGATCAGATACATTACCCGCTAAAACTTTTACTTTTAATGAGTAAGAGGTGATCCAATCGGATGTGGATGCTTTTACAGTAAAATCTTTTGGTCTTACAACCTCTGGAGTGTCATTTCCTACCAGAGTGTTGAAAATAAACTTGATTGACCTATCAGTGCCTTTTGCACGATAGAAACTAGTAATATTCTTAATTAGAGTTCGCTTGTCTACCTTCTCATTCAGATACTTTTCTGGGAAGGATGCAAGGTAGTCAGACTCAAAGTTCTTGACAATAGCATACAAGAACAGGTTGCTGATGTTCTGGACTGCCACACCTGAGTTGTGACCCACAGCAAGCGTTGTTACGAAGTTGCTTGCCTCGTATAGGTCACCTAGTTTTGTATTGCCACTGACTCCACGAGAGACATCACTGAGAGTGTTACCATTTCTCTCTTTGTAAAACAAGATCTCATCGTTAATCTTGATGTAACCATTTTCCACAGGGAAAGAAGATGCATCAATCAATTCAATAGTAGTATCACTCGCAGATACTGCTACTGCTAATTCTGTGCCTTGTGCTAGAAGACTTTTCTCATAAAAATCGATATCACGATATTTCGTGATATTCTGAATCACGTCGAGAGGTTGACCCCTAAGTTCTAACTGCTCGTAATATTTCTCTACAACTTTAGAAAAATTTTCGTAGTCAGAAGAAATGAACTCAGGTAGTTGACTCTCGATTAGAGTGGATATTCTCCTAGTCTCTGCCATTTAAGCTTACTCTGTGTAAATCGTGAATGAACTCTTTGGAATATCAACATCGAGATAAACCTCTCTCGACGCACTAATATCATTGCTTAGTGGGATAGTTCTCACTTCGATTCGATTATCGAAGAAACTACCTTCAATAACTGTCAGATCATAAAGTTTGATCTCTCCCTTAATATAATCAACCGTTCCAACAGAGTCGTTTAAAACGATTTTCTCACCTGAGATAGAGTCTATTCTATATAGGACGATTTTACCAGAGCGATCTTCGAGATAGACTGTCCAGAGAGGATATTCACTTACTTTGAAACCTGTTGACTGGACAATTACATCCTCATCACAAGTATTATCGAAAGCATTTTGGAAACATAGTTCGTAGAAGAACTTACTATTGATCTGAGGATAAAAATCCTTTCTCATTTTCACAGTGGTAAGATTACTGTTAATACTACGATCAGCATCATCAATTACACCAACAAACTTAGAGAATCTAAACTTGCCATTAAACTTCTCTGTATCAGAAGATGCAATGTATGCTTCTAGACCACCGAGAACCTTAGACTTAATCTCATCTCTAGTCTGATTGGTCTTTTCTTTAGAATAGTAAATATTGGACTTTAGTTCAACATACAAAATAGAAGCATCGATGACATCAGGAGTGATGGATGCCACCATGTATGGTTTCAGTTTATCTACAATCTCTTTTTTAGTTACAGAACTCAATCTACGTGCAGTAGATGGTTTGACAACAATCTTGACCTTACCATACTCAGGGGGATCATCCTCTTCACCACCAAATGTAATGATATCAGCAATAGCAGGATAGATCTCTCTTACAATTGCTGCATAGTCTTGTGCCGTGACTGCTCTGTTCTGTGTTCCATAGAACTTAGGAGCATTAAACTTGATCTTAGAAACAGATTCGATCTCTGCGCCCCCTAATGCCGCCTCTACGAGGTCTGTAGCAGCAGAGTAGTCAACAGTGTAGTTTAGGTTAGAATCGCCTGCAGGGGTTTCTATGATGCCATTGAAGGTGAATGCTCTTGCTCCGTTAGCATCAGGACCATTCGTTGACAGATATGTAATTTCTACTTGGTTACCAGACTCTAGTTGTCTACCTAGGACACCATCACCAAAAAATACTTCATACTGCTCATCTTCGGTTTCCTCAACATAGAAAACACTTGACTCACTCGTAATGTCTAGGATACTATCTGCTCTCGCATATATCTCTCCTAAAGTGCTTTGTGCAGATGCGAAAATACGGACTCTAAGGGACGAAACGTCTGCATTGGGGTTCTTGATCACAAAACGGTTTGATCGTGCTGCATTAACCGTATAGGTGTCAGTGATGAAGTTTCCTTCGTAAATATCGATGCTATCAAAAGTTCCGATGTTATTAATAACAGGAACCTTAATGTCCTCAACCGCTACAAAATTGTATACGCTACCATCAAATGTAGAATTGAAACCTGTTCCTTTTCTTAGAACGATTTCATTCGGTGCAGTGTTTGGAAATGTTATTCTAAAAGACAACTTTGCCTTTGGTGATGTTGCTGACTTGGGAGTGTAACCCAATTGCTTCGCCAGCGCCACCACATTGTCCCTGAGCGTTGCCGAATCAAGGAACGTCTCGTTCACCACCATATTAGTGTTGAACGCTGTATAATACGTATTATATGCCAATACGTCGAGAAGGTTCGACCATACAGAACCTTCAAAATCAAAATCAGTAAACTCTCCCTGCGATCTCAAGTATTCCTTGAGAGCAGTCTTGATATCTGCAAAGTCTAGGTTTGATAGTTGAACGTATGGCATTATCGAGTTCTCTCTAGGAAGAATTCTATGGCGACAGGAAAGTCTTCTCTACCAATAATTTCAAATTCTAAAGCAACGTCAAATCCATTGTCGTCAAAATTAGTATCAACTTCTAAACCAGTAACCGTAATTCTTGGTTCAAACTGATCTAGAGTCTGACGAATGTCATCGCCAATTTCAGCAGCAGTCGCCACATCTAGGTGCTCAAATAGTAAATTACGAAGATTAGACCCCAGATCTGGTTGAAATGGTCTCTCGCCCTTTGAGGTAAGCAGCAAATTGACGACTGCTTGTTTAATTGCAGCATCATCCTTCTTGACAATTAAGTCACCTGTTACAGGATGGGGTTTGAACGTTACATTCAAATCCTTGAAGGTCTGAAACTTTGCCACACGAATAGTAGAGTGTATCTTATCTATTTAGCAGCCCATCAAATTATCTAGTCGCTTTCTTTCTTCTTTCAATTTCTCAGACTTCTTCAACCAATAGTCGCTAGCAGGTTGAGTGATAAGTGTCATTCCTGATCTTACAAACTTGTCGCCAAGGTCTGTGGGACTATTTGCCATTGATAATTCTCCTATAAAGTGTTGGTGACCAATATTGATAATAATCAGTCTTGTGTAATTGTTCTCTTGCCTTCTCTAATTTATCACGCTTTTGAATGAGTAACAAGTTTCCTTCATTAAAGTTACTTTGCACTCCATTAATATGTGTTGCGTCATCCATATGATCATCAAGCGCATAGTATACACTTTGACTCATATTAATTTCCGCAACCCGTTGCATCAGAGCGCATTCAGAGATATCGTCCTCCAAAATGTAGACTATCACGTCCGCATTTGGTAATGAACTCAGAGTCACACGCCGTAAGGCACGCTCCTCTATATGAACAGACGCAGAAAAAGCGTAGGGACATATGGCATGACCACCTAGATCCCCACGCTGCTCAGAAATATATTTAATCCATTCCTTAACTCTACTTACCTTGTCCACGATACATTTTCTTTTTACTATTTCTGCTAGTGGCAGCATACTTCGTGTGCTTCCCACAACCCTGTCGGGTCTTCTTGGGAGTTGGTTCGATAAATGTGCCACCAGTCAGTGAAGGACGCTTTGCCATGGGTTTTCTTTGAACGACTCACATATTATAGCATACTTATGCTGCTGCTGCACCACCTGCAGCTGCTCCCGCACCAGTCTGAAACTGCACTGATGACGGCGCAAACGGTGCAGTCAGTGGTCTCGGTGATCCTGCAATAAATGCTTCATCCCCTTGCAGTGCTGGTTTTAACTTTTGAATGTAGATCGACTTGTTAATCAGAGTCTTGATAATCCTTGTGCCACCTGTAGGATCAATACATCCTGGTGGTGTTGCAATGGGAACCCCTGGCACTGGAGTAACAAGAGTCCCCTCTGCAAAGAATGGTGTAGGTTTCTTGTCCATAAAGATCCCTGCCTTCACTGGAGTCCCCTTCAGTGGCGCTGCAGCAAACGTGCAAGTAGCATTGGTGCTCACAGTATCCATTGTAGTTGGAATCGCTAGTGCTGGCATAACTTGTGATCTAGGTGAACCTTAGAGTCCCTTGCAGTCATCTCTGCAACTGCACGAACCTCCTGTAACTGTATATATGTGTCATTCAGAAAGTCTACAAGGTTTTCATGTTCCTCAGATCCTGGACGACGATACATCAGCGGTCCAGGTGTCTCAACTTCCTTCAGTCTCTTCTCCAAGGAATTCAACTTCACTTGTAGTTCTTGCTCCATTTTTAAAACTTTCCTTATAATTTATACCGTATGCCCCGAAGGCACTCGAAACATCAATTTCAGGTGCTGCGTCAGCAGCCCCAAAATAGTCCGTCGCAGCATCTTCGATTGCATCGGCAAATTCATTGAACTCGTCGAACCTTTGTTCCTTTAGAACACCGTCCTTCGTCTTGTAAGTGATTTTGTGTTGTTCCATGATTACTCCTCGTCGAATATTGAGAATACACTGCTCCACACTGAGTGGAAAAATACATATAGGAAGAATTTACCTTCCTGGTCCCTATTACGTTTCTTCGCAGGTGCTCTAGTCATACTATACCTCAGGGGATTTTTTTATATAGTTCTGAATACCTGTTACTATGTTACTTCTCAGGATACTCTCAGTTTCTTTGAGACATAGCATAATATAACTAATCTCTTCCCTAAATGTTGTCAAGGGTTTCATGGCAAAATTTTCTGGGGCGATTTTTTTATATTGGAGGGACCCGAAGTATTTATCTCGCTTGGGTAACACTTTGTAGGTTAGAGTAGGCGTAGGAGTCCCGCTCGGCGTTCAGGGGGTATACATTAAGGGGGGCATTAACTGCCCCCTGTGTTTAACTTAGTGCTGCCACTGATCTTCTACATTGTCTCTTAATCTGTGCCAATGCGTAGTTATCGCTTGGTGTCTTTGAGCATGTCTGAATGATACCTAGATCAGGGTGTTTGTATTTCAAATGCTTGGAATCGTCAAAGAAAACAAATCCATACTCATCCATGATGGCATCAACTGCCTTCCTATACTTTCCGAGTTGTTTAGACATAGTGTGTGTGGGGTTAGTGTAAAGAAAGGGGGGCGACCCCTTAGAGTTCTGCCAGCATCTCATCCATCTCATCGGTGTCGATGTCGTCGTGCAACCATGCCACGCCGTCGCCCGTGATATACTCACCGAACTCATCGATGAATCGCTTCGCCCACTTGCGATACCCAAGGTTCTTGTTCTCCTTGGCATGGCGGTAGATCATCTCCTCATTGCCGATCCAAAGAGCGACGTTCCATGTTTCGTAGGTTGCCCATCCGTTCATGCTGTGTCCTGTGTTGTGTTCTCTTGTATTGTAGTCGGTAGAGGGGTGCTGCCTAGACCAGCAGTGCCAGTTCCTGAGTTGTCACGCTGGAGACGCTCTCGTCATCATAGACACGCACC